TCTTGCACTTGTACTCGTACATCTTTCTTTTTATCCTTATTGAAAATACGATCCCAGTTGTCATCGTAAGTCTTACGATCAACTTCAATTGGTCTTGGTTTACTTCCTTTGCCTGCCATGTTAATCTACTACCTCAATCTCTTTACGAACACTTCTAGAATACATCTTCTGTAGTCTAGGGTCCTCATCAACAAAATCGTTCTCTCTATGTATAAGAGAAACATTGTACCTTACTCTGTTAAGAGTGTAAGCTGTATCTGAAAAATCTTTGCCTCCTGCAGGGATGCCTTTATATGAGTTGCCTGGAAAGATTTGATCACAATCCAAATTCGAATTAGAGTGATACACTCCTTCATATCCATATGACATCAAGTCGTCTTTGCGATTACATATATCGTTGTATCCGTGACCAAAGTTGGGAAATATGTAACCAGATGCCTCCCATGATTGATTCTCAGGACCATGCGCAAGTCCAACAGAGTGACCCATCTCATGTAGATCAGTGTATATGTCACATCTACTCATAGATGCTGGTGGTTTACCTTCACTAAAGTATGTTGATACTTTAGCAACTCCGCACGTATCTGGGTATGATGTATTTCTGCCAAGTACAATGTCTACTGGCAATCCAACCGATATATTTTTTATGTTGTCAGTAGTGTGCCAATGAGCAAGATACACCTTAGTAAGTTTAAACCTAACGTGTACACCCGAGTACTCATATACCTCATTATACTCTTCGACCATATCTTCATATCTTTGCCACTGGTAACTATCGACATCGTATTCTTCAAGTACACTAATAGGAAGATCATCACCATATTTGGCGTGGCTAGCATATAACATTATACCAAGTTCCCACGTAACTATCTTATCGTCATCTTCACCGTAATATATGTAACTTTGAGAGCTTCTTTGTGTGTACCCCACACAGTCTATTCTGTTCTCTACTGCACAAACTGGTTCTGGTTCAATATAAAAATGTATCTCCTGTGCACCGAGAGTAAAGATACCGTCTCCAGTACGGCCATCGCCATAGATAGCCACTGTATCTCGGTCTAGTCTGATTGCTCTTCCTATAGTAGTGGAGTGATGTACCATGCCCCAAGGTTCATCTCGGCCGAGCATGTCTTTGTAGTCTACATCGACTATGACAGGATCAAACCTATCACCATACTCTTTTTCCGTTGATAGATTTAGATAACGACGGTACCCACACTCGTAAGACCTTAGATCCTTCTCAGAATATGTACCGCCCTCACCATCTGCATATTGAAACCACTTTACACCAGGGTATTCTTGAGAACAACCCTCACGTAGTAATGTGCCAGCTGGAGGTAGGGAAGGAACGTAACCACATGCTTCGGATTCAGGTCGCTCAGTAAAAAGTTCACCGCCTTGCCCATCAGCTGTAACTGTGACAAGTGTGGTGTCATCACAGTACTCATTAAGTACAGTACCTTGATCAAGGTGGTGATCTGGGACAACACAGGAGGAAGATAGAATTCCTAAAAGGAACAATGTATTACAAAGTTCAATAAACATACATGGTATTTTTCTTACTATTGTATGTTATTTATAAAATGGTCGGAGTGGCAAGAATCGAACTTGCTTAATCTTGCTCCCAAAGCAAGTGGACAACCATTATCCCACACTCCGTGACTTTCTTCCCCACGTGTCCGTTTGGGGTTGGTATCTATAAAAAACCCAAAGGTAAGGAGCAGTTTCTTCACTTACTCAGGTGACGGTGCGTACCGACCAGGGCGAGTTTAAGGTCCTTCCCGAGACTCAAATACTTCACACTTTAGACCAGGTTCTGCATTTTCGTGGTACACGTCACACTTGTACTTTTTTCCGGAGAAGGGACTTAAAGCACCCCAGTCTGTTGTTTCATAGGCTACTACAAGAAAAGGTAGCATACCTACAATCAAAAGATCCTTCATGCGTTCTTTAGTCATGGTTTACCCCACTTGACTCCGTCTTCGATTGCATGCTGAGCACACTGAACATAGTCGCGGTCTTCCTCAGATAGAATACTCCAGAAAGGAGAAATTCTGTGTATCAACGCTTCAGCAGCTTGTGGCTTATCTATGTGTTCATTGTTCTCCAACATCTCTTGTAAAGTGTCAAGACGGTGGTCAAGTTTTTCTCGCAAGTCCATCAGTTGCGCCTCATATGAGCATTGTCGATCGCTGTCTGCTTGTCAAAGACAGGTTGTAGACACGACTTATGAAGAGTGCTAATGCCAAGTAGCTTCTGCTCACCTGAATATACATTAGTGTCTACCTTAGCAGTGTTGCACGAATCAATCTCAGCTGACTTGTACTCGACTCCTTCGTCTCGTCTAAAAGCTCGAGCAGGAGGAATGTATGTACGAGTTTGCTTGGGCTTGTATTTTTTATACACTTCGCCCTTAGGCTTAGCCTTACGGCGCTTACGTCCAGTCATGTCGTAGGTACAACCGGTAGATATAATAGCCATTCAATCCTTCACCTTATACAATATCAAATAATCATTAGTAATTGCTTGGGTTCGCCGGTGAACTATCTCATATTTTAAACTATCCACAACTGTAAGTTTGTGAGAAAAAGTATCTACAGCTTCTTTGACCTCAAGTCTAACTTTACTAGCATTATCATCTGCTGATATGTTATCAATCAACAGATAAGGTATGCCCATCTCTATGCAATTTTGAATATCTACTTGAACATCACGAAAACGATGCGACCCATCAATAAAAACATAATCAAATTTGTCGGTGACTAAAGACTGCACCCAGGTTGAACTTCGGTTAACAAACGTAAAACGACTACCAAATACCAATTCAAGAATAGAAACAGCCGGTACGTTTTTAAAAATAGAACGCTGATTTATGTAACTGTTATTAACCGATCCACTACTAAGTTTCCATATAGTAGGATCAAACGATGTCAAATTGGCCTGCGTGTTTAATGTTAACTGCAACGCTGCACTGCCACCAAGGTTAGTACCAAACTCTAAAATGTTTGTAGGTTTTATAAGGTCGGAAACGTTTTTAAAGAACTCCACAACATCGTCATTCAAAGGAAGATGCCCATGGCTTCCTCCTCTAAATTCATACAGACGTTTCCATATATCAAGCTCATTCATAAGGACAGCTTACTAAAATATAGACTAGTTGTCAACGGCCGTATTTGTCGCGATAACTTGCGCGTTGTTTCATAAATTGGTCGATATATTCGTCACGGGTCGACTTAAACACCAGGGGATGGTCATTATCTACTGACATTAAGATGATAGTTTGTGTAATGGGAATCTTAGTCAGTTCTTCAAACATTACACAGTATGCAGCTGCTTGCATGAAGTAGCTAGAGATTTGATCTTTACGCTTTCGTCGTTTAGATGTCTTAAAGTCGATGACAGATAGCTTACCGTTCCATTCACCAATACAGTCTACACGTCCACCTACCTCTAAGTAGTTAGAATACAGAGGTACCTCTTGCATAACAACGTTATCAAGATACTTGTCTAGTAAGCCTTTAAGTGTATTGAAGGTCTCGATATTAGCAGGCATGTGGCCATCGAGGTAGTCTTCTTTGTTGTCGATGTAGTCTTCACAAAGTTTATGTACAGCAGTGCCTCTTGCAGACGCTTGAGCTGATACTTTGTTAGCTACCTCTGCTCCTACTTTAGCTCGCCATGCAGCAATGCCTTCTGCTGACAAATCTTTAAGCACAGTTGTGACAGATGGGTACAGTTTTCCATCAGGTGTTTCGTATAGTCGTTGTCCGTCGACTGTCTTAGTGTCGAGCTCGTTAATGTTAGGACGAGGAGCATGATTAAACATAATAATCCTTAGTTGCCAAGGCCTCTCAAGAACTTTTTACGATACGTGACTCTACTTTTTTTTGGTTGCAGTGCTACTGTCCGGTTAAAGTTCATGAGGGTAAGGTAGCAAATAGGATCCCCGGCTTTAAAATCTAATGTGTATTCGCTGTTGTAGCTGGGAATAGGGAACATCACGTTTATGTTTAGTTCTTGAATGGTAGACGGAGTGTAATCTAAAATACCGGGCATTACCTTATATGGAACCTCACTAAGGTGATAATCCGGATTGATAGTAATCGCAGTTACAAGTTTGTTGCTGAACATGATTACAGGAAGGCACAACTTTATGTTAAACATGTTGTTGTAGATTTGGTGTTCAGTGTTTCGATATTGGTCTTCGTGGTGGAAGTCGAAGTTAAGTAAGCCAGGATTGCTGCCATCACTAGTTTTGTAGTTGTACAAATAGCTACCGTCTCTGTTAACTACGTTAAGTAATGTATCGCATGGCCACTTTACAAGATAACTACGCTTAAATAAATTCCCTACACCAGGACATACTCGCATAGTGTAGGGGTTTGAGTTCATCCATTCGGGATTGCGTTTTGAAACAGCGGCCAGCCATTCCTTTAAAGACTTGGCACCATGATCAAATACCGATAACGAATCCCACCACGCAGATGATTTATTAGTGCAAGGTGCTATAAAGGTGGAAATGTCAATATTGCTATTTTCGCTTTCTGGCAGTTTTAGGTCATAATAAAGCGTGGCCATTCAAATAATCATCCTTTGCAATTAAGTACTCACGTACAAGTCCAGATCGAACAATGTCATCGTAACTAAACTCGACCTTTCTGAATCCATCTATACGAGCTAATATGTTCATGAACTGATCTAGACCGCATTTGTCCCAAGGCTTGTCTAAATCAGTTTGCCCACAGTCACCACAAAATACTATCTGACTGTTAACTCCTACTCTAGTAATTATACTGTCTAGCTCGTGGAATGTCAAGTTCTGAGCTTCGTCAACTATAATAATACAATCGTCCATTGTTGTACCTCTAATGAACGATGTGCTAATAAACTCTATTTGATTCTTAGATTTAAGAATTTCGTAGGCATCTCCTCTGCCAAACAAGTCATTGCATATTGCTTGATAGGGAGCTTCGTAGGTTTTCATCTTCTCTCTTTCACTACCAGGAAGGAAACCCATCTCCCTAGTAGGTACTACTGATCTTACTATTACTATCTTGTCTTGATAGCAGTTGGGTTCAAACAATCTTTTTAATGCGAGATACAATGTAATGAAGGTTTTACCAGTGCCAGCAAGTCCGTGAAGAATTAAATGCTCCTCTTGCTCAAAGTAATCATATGCTGTTTGCTGGTTAGTTGTTCTTGCCGGTACCATCCTTAAATTAAGTTGGAATTTTTTGATCGGTTCTTTCTTTCTTTTTATCCTTTTAGGCTTTTCGAATAATTCTTCGTAAAAATCGTACTCTTGATAAGCTAAACCGAGATCAGACATTGTAACTCCTAGTTGTTATTGTGATTGACGAGTTTTCCTCCATTTCGCTACAGCGTTTTCAGTCTTGGCTTCTTTCGCTGTCTTTTTAACATAACGATTAGCTAAATCACTAGAAGGATGGGCTTCAGCTATTCGCTGTATGTTCTCATTCCATCCATCATCATTCTTAATTCTTGAATCCATACCTACCCCTGCCACGATGTTAATGCCATCGAGCACAGAGGTTATCCAGGGACATTCTTTTAGAAAACGAACCTTCTCATCGTAGGACATAATTTCTTCGAAGTATTCGTCAGTGTCGATATCTTTAAAAGTATAGGTCGGCATTATCCTACAGCGGCCTCCGCAACGTCTTGTTGCAATGACTGCTCAAACGAATCGTAGAACACACCAAACACATTTTTTGCATTCAAGTTATGGTACTCATCTTTGTTGCCGAACCTAGGAACGACAAACTTGAATTTCACTTTACTGTACTTATGCGCTATAAACTGCATGTACTTTACTCTATTTAGATTATCATTGTACCTAGAACGCGTCTCAGGGCCATATGCGTTTGTTCCGTCGTAAAGATTTCCAAGAGCTATTTTAGGCGACCTCATCATAAAGTCGAATCCTAAGCAGTATAAAACGCTGTGTCCCGCCTTTATAGCTTCAAGCATAGCGTTGACCCCAGCGTTGGATCTAAATCGTTGATACTGATTATATTCAGGATCTTCGAACTGCTCTTGATAAGGAGGTACAATGAACCTGTCCTCAGGAAAATCACTTGCAGTTATCTCGTCTATAATTGGAGTATCGATTGCCACTAGGTAATCGATTAAATCAGGATAGTCTCTGTATAAAGCGTTGCACCCATACACCACGCCATGACCCTTTAGCTTGGTTATGTCAAATTGCTCCCTACTAGGACCGTTACCAATAATAAAAGCTAGCTTTTCCATTTCTCTTCGATCCCAGGGAACGCTTTGCGTACAACACTCTCAGTAATGTCTCTTAGTTCCTTAGGGAGCTTTTTGTTCTTTACTGATAACAGTAATCTAGCATCCTTAGGATCCACTGATTCAAGCATTTGGATAAACATTTGTTCGCGCTTGAGTGGCTTTAACTGCTCACCATCAGGGACATTAATACAGTACTTAAGCAAACGAATGTCCGCTTTAAGCACGTTTTGAGCGTCGACGGCGCCGTCGACAGGGGTGAAGGGGGGATCGGTTTCTGGCAACAAGAATTTAATATTTGGATTGTACACCAAATCAAGAATAACTTTAATACCAAAGTCGTTTTTATACTTTGATAGCTCTTCTGATCTTGCTTTGTTACCTGATTGTTTAGATACTTTTAAAAGGATTTCATAAATTGATTCATTCATTGCTCTGTCGCTTCATTTTGAAAATATTTTCTAGCATGCTTACCGACCATTCTAGTAAGCCTGTGATCAATGTCCTTACAATTATATAGGACAGATTTCATAACCTCTAATGAGTACATGTACCTCACAATAAAGTCTTCGTCGTCTACATCGTAGCCTTGGTTGTGGAATTCATTCACAAGCCCGTGGCCAACTTTATCAACAAAGTCTTCTATGTAGGCCTTAGATAGCTCTTTCTCATAGAAATCATCTACCTCTTGCTGTACAGGATCCATCCTGGTACCAGGAAATTTAATTACTTTACCCATTATCATATTTATGGCTTCTTATTCACTAAACCATACAATAGATTGTTCCACTGAGGCATTCTTGAATCCCAGCTATAAAAAGCATCAGCATATGCTTTTTGAAACTCCATGCGGTTAGCTATTTCTGGTAGTTGGATTTTTTCTATTGCTTGTCCTAGTACTTGTATGAAGATATTTGCGTGAGTGTTAGCATCTTCGTGCATTGAATAGGATATACCAAACCCAGCAGTAGTTTCTGGTAGCGCTGCAAAGTCAGGGTGTACAATCAGCACCCCGGCCGACATAGCCTCCATAGCTGCAATACAAGACGTTTCTGGCCAGATCGACGGAAACGCCATGATGTGGGCTTTCTTTAGTGCTTCTCTGACTACTTCGTTGGGTTGATATCCATGATAGTTAATCTTAGGGTGCTCTCGACATGCTTGAAACAGCTGCTCGTAGTCGGCGTCACGTTCTGGCCAGCCGTAGATATTAAAGCTAGAGTATACATCCAGTACAATGTTGTCGAAGTGATTGCACAATTCAATAAAAACTGGTACCAGTAGCTCTAAGCCTCTATGAGGGGTGGTGTGGTATATAATGTTAACCTGTTCCTTAGGATCAGGCTTCTCAAAGGGTTCAATTGGTGTAATACAGTTTTTAAAGATTACGTACTCACTAGGGCGAAGACCATATGCCAGCTCATATTGTGTCTTTTGAAAATTAGAAACAAACACTAGCTTCTCAAACTTACTTCGAGAATCCGGATCTTGCAAGTGCTGGGATTCGGGATCATTAAACATATCATGAAGCCAAAGAATACTAGGACGGTTGTTATCAACGTTACGGACTCTACTACAAATAATTTGAACTTTGTCCCTTAAGTTAGGATCTAGTCTTTCATATAGACCGTACTTCATCATTTCAGTACCGCCCATGGCATTCTGTGATAGTTCGTCGGTTTCTACTCCAAAAGAAAACTCGTCGCCCTCGGCCTCCATGGGTGCTGCAGGCGCATCTATAATTGTAAGTTTAGTTGACATTATTCCTTCCTAATAACATATTGTTGTATGCAAGCAAATGATTAGTTGCATAAGGTTCCATACCAATAGTTTCGCAAAAATGACCCCAAGCAAAGACATCTTTTGGAATACACTTACTATCAGCACCTCGTTTGTCTGGATACACAAAACTAAACCAAAGGCTCATTCTTGGATCATCTCCATAAACTGCCTCCCTAACTGTATAGTAATCAATTCCAGCTAATTCACACGCGTCGTAAAGTTCTTGGCACTGCATTACCTTCCAAAAGATAGCTCGGTTTTCAGTCAGCTTAACAAACTCAGCTTCTCTTGCTGACATTTGTCTGATTGTAATGTTCGAATTGTACACCGTTGCATAGCAATCGATAACCTTTCTTCTGTCCTCTGGTGCACCACCAAGTATCATAAATTCCCTAGTGTTCATATTGAGCATAGGATGAGAGGGACTTTCCCCTAAATACTCTGGTTGGACAACAACCTTAATGTCATACTTAGCAGCCATCTCGTCAGCAAAGCCCGGGTAGGTAGCGCTTCTCAGTACAATAAACCTACACCCCACCTCGCCAATAGCCTGGTCGACAGCGCTACAATCAAGCTCTTTGCCGTTCCAAGGAGTTGGCACTGCAAGGAATGCAATGTCTACAGAGCTGTCCAAAGGCTGACGATAATCTGGAATGTGTTTATCATAGATGACGGCGTCAGGAAACAACTTGTGTGTTGCCTTGCCGACCCATCCATACCCTATAATACCAACTTTCATTTTTGATCTAAGTATACTGCTAGTTCTTTGAATCCTCCGATGTACATTCCATCATCCATAATCTGAGGTACGGACTTAGCTCCAGGCACCAGCTCCTTAAGCTGGTCCACGGTAATATCTACATCGAGCATGAGCTCATTATATTCAATGCCTTTGAGTTCAAGCAAAGATTTAGACGTCTCACACCATTTACAACCAGGTCTCGAATAAACTGTAATCATTGTGTAAACCCTACTGTCTCTCTAACAATGTCGTCGCCAATTAGTTCAGCGTAGTATAGCTCAAACGCAATGCAGTCCTCTAACACCTCGAACTGGTGATACACGCCTGGAGGTACAATACAGTAGTCGCCCGCCTCAAGTATAGTTTCATCAACAAGGTCGTAACGGTTCTGCCATTCTCTGATTAGCAGCTTGCCCGACTCTACAAAGAATCCATTGGTCTTACTTTGGTGAGCATGCTTACTACATACGCCACCCTTTTTTGCCTCAATACGGTGAAACTCTAACACGCCTGGAACCAGTGCGACTAGTTTTGTTTCACCCCAAACCTTACCCTGTTTCATTTAACATCTCCAACACATCTTCATATACTAGCTGCGGTTCAATAGCAGCCATGGCTTCCTTACAATGCTTACATGGGGTCTGACTGCCACATGGCGTCATAGGATCATTATAAACATAGTATGTTTGATTACGATCAACATAACCGGTTTGATCCGGATGTATTGCTCCACCATACAATACTAAAGCTGGTTTGTTGATAGCAGCAGCAAAATGATGTACACCGCCTTCGCTGGTTACAATTAGCTTGCTGAACGACATTATAGCAAACGAAACTCGAACATCATCTTCCGTTATATTAATGGCATTGTCAAGCGGTTTTTCACCATATTGTACTAAACCTGAAATATCTTTTACTGGACTAGATGGTTTGACTCTTACAACCTTTACATGACCGTTTAGTTTGTCCGTGAGGCTTTGCCAACGATGAAACCCCCAGTCTTTGTTAGACGACAGTGTTGTGTTTTTGGTATCAGGATTAACGACTACAAACTTGTCAGTAGGCTTTATACCGTTATCCTTTAGTATCGTTACAGCTTGGTTAATCTCATCAGTGCTAATACGATAAGGAGCTGGTGAAGGAACGTAGTTCTTGTAGATAATCTTGCCTGGGCCCCAGCCATCAATATACCAGCGGTTTCCGTTTGGGTGACTCGGTACTAATATTTTTTTCTTGGGCCCATCATAATCTGGTGCCACTACCCAGTCGTGCCCCTTCCACATCGGGCTAAACCCTTTGCCGTCGTGCACAACAGAATCTTTGTTTTGCTTGTGGACTTTCTCGGCTTCGCCAAGCCACATCATGTCATCACCTAAGCCCATGTTATGTCCTTACCAAGTTGTTTTCAGGAGATATACCTTTGTCTTTTCTAGGACCTTTAGTATGGTCGCACACTGTACCTAATATTGACCTGGCATGTACGTGGCCACCGTCTCCCCAAGCACCATCTCCTATGTTATGGAACAACACTCCTTGTTTCTCATAACTTTTTCTAACTACATCAAACATAAACGCATCGTGCCATTGAGGATGATTAAAGACCAAACCTTCGTCATACATCTTTAACATATCCTTTGCGAAAGACTTCGTATGAGGGTGGCTTAAATTAAAATACAAAAAACCTGTTTCTGTATGATGGTCTCCTCTACCCAGATATGTAACTGCACATTCATCTCTATGGATGTGCTCCATGATCCAATTCAAGTCTACTGGCTTATAGAATACAGTATCTGCATCAATGTAGATTACACCGTCGAGATCCGGACTGTTTAAGATCATGTGACAATAGGCGTACACCTTGTAACAAAAACGAACCGCATCCCATTTCCAGTTGACAGTCTTACTCTCACTCCACTTGTTGACAAACAGCTTGCAATCTGGAACTAAAGAAAATAAATTATCATCTTCGTTATACACTGTAAGTGGAAAGTCCCAGTTATAAGTTTCTTCAAAACGATGAGCAAACTTTTTATACAACCTATTGTTCCACGTAGTAACTGTCGCTAACTTTAAACTCATGTTATTCTTTTCCATACATTGTTGTGAGTTAACACAAAACTGCCAACATGCTTAAACCTGTCCCAATTATCAATTAGAGATAACATATATCCCTTGCCGGTATAGTAAAGATGATAGGTAATTCCTACCTTAGGTACGAAATTGTACCGTGCACTATACACCATTTGAGTGTCATTGGCTAGCGATAACAACCGTTGATACTTTTCATTAAGTTGGTTTATCTCACTTTGGAAGTACTTCTCAGCATCGCGTCCTCTATCGTCTTTGAATTCCTGTACTTTAGGAAGTTCAATAGGAGGAGCGGATGGATGAGTGCCATATGCGAGCAGAGCATTGTTGGATACCATTACTTAACTACTACGACACCGCCACCCGTGTGCCACTCACGCCATAAAGGTTGAATATGCCTATCGTGACTTAGAATCCATTCGTTAACAGCCCTCCACTCGCCGTCTCTCCAATTTGGATACTTGGATTTTGGTTTGTTGTGTGGGTGAAGGGTCTGGAAACCCTCATGACGCCAATCAACTAGCTCATCAAACCTGATTATAGTTCCTTCTACAATATAGTCGTTAAGTGAGTTAAGAACACATTTGGCGCTAGAGTATAAATCACTGTCGATGTGTAACCAACTTATGGTGCTATTTGAGTTTAAATTTTCTTCTATCCAAGCCGGCAACGATTGTTCGAATAAACCAGGGATCAAAATAACATTTTTGTTAACTTTGGGTAATTGGTCCAATGCAAAATGTTTTTCATCTATAATTTTTGTTTCAGACATTGCCCATTTCTCGGGCAAGCCTTCAAAGCTATCAAAGCCGTAGAATGTGTTGTTTGGTCTTAAACAAGAGCACGCGTTAATACTACGACCCCTATACACTCCAAACTCTAAGAACCAACCGTCGTCGCTGCATAACTTCATACAGTGCTCGAACTCAGCATTTAGTGTTTTCATTCTTTCCTGATCGAGCTTAGATGGATCTGACTCGTCTATAGGCTCATCAATTAAAATAACATCTTTCCAATCATCTAAGTTCATATGAGCTCTCTTAACTGTCTCCACGGAAGGCCGTTTTCTATTTCACTAACATGCCACTGACAGTGAGCTAGATTAAATAGCCACTGGTCGCGGGAGGGGCATTCGGGGTGGTCTATATTATCTACAGTGTGTGGCGCTATGTCGTAGGCAAAATTACCTGGATTCATTGCAATGGTTGGACAGCCATTAAGAAGACTATCGACAGCGAGACCGCTAGTATATGTTACGGTACACCTTGCTTCTCTTAGAGTAGGTATTAGGTTCTCAGCAGTGCCCATCTGAAAAGACACCCTGGGTAAGTTTTTTACGACCTCCAAGGGCTCCACATCCCAGTTGCGTTGTAGTTGCGGTAACCTCACTACGATG